GCAGGCGCCAGCGCTCTGACATACGCCTGACACGCCTGCAGGGCGATCAGTCCACGGTCACCGGTGTCGGTGATGGCGATAATTCGTTGAGCATGCGCCGGGTCAAGTCGGGCGCGTACGGTTGCATGATCCACGCCGCCGGGGCCGGCGGTGGCTGACACCCCGACGCCTGCGGCAACGTCGCCGGCATCGAGGAGGACTGACAGGCGCAGATCAGCAGTGGCAAGGCGATCGCGCAGGCGATCCTGATCACGTTGGGCATCGTTCAATGCTCGATAATGGGTTTGTTCACTGGCTGCAAGCCGCAGCTCGAGGGCCAGACGTTTATCCTGCTCGGCCTGTTGTGCGGTGGCGGCGTTCAGCGTCTGTTGATTCAGTGTTTCGGCATTTAAACGAGCCAGTTCGGCCAACTCTCGACCGTAGCGCCAATCCTGAAATTGCCAGGCCAGCGCGGCAGCACCGGTGGCCAGTAACACAAGGCCGATTACTCGCCAGGGGATTGGCATAACACCGCCCTCGCCCGTGCCCAGATTTCCAGGCGACCCTGCAAGCCGTTCAACCCGCCGTTGATTCGTCGGGTGATGCTGTTGAACTGGTCACGATCGGCCAGATCGTTCAAGCCATTCTGCTCCCAGAACCACGCAGCGGACTCGGCCGCCCATTGCGGCTGCTCCAGCAGTTCCGGCAAGGACAGCAGACGCTCATCGCCAAACAGCCCGAGACTGCACTGGCGATAGTTGCGGCGACCGGTGATCTGGATCAGGCCACGTCCACGGTACTTTTGCCCGTCACCATCAGCCTCTGGTGTATTACCCAAACGCAAGGCCAACGTACCGGTGTCGTATTTGCTCAGGTATTGATTGTTGCCCAGTTCTCGCACATATCGCAGTTGTCCCGACTCATGTCCGACCTGTGCGAGAAACGCGGCGATGCGTTTTGGCGTGTCGATGTGGCGGCGAATCATGGCCGTGTTGAGCGCAGAAACAAAAACGCCCGCTTGGGTGCGGGCGTTGGGCATGATGTTTAAAAGGTTGTTTTCAGTTATTTGCATAATGCGTGATCCTCCCTGGATGCTCTGATTGAATCATGGTTGAGCACTAATGCCTGTCAGCCATTTCTTTGCCAGAGTTTTCAGGGTGCCTTCAGGTTGAATGACTTCCGGCGAAATGAATACCCAACCGAGCGTACCGAAATTCGCAGTCCAGTCGATTTGCGGTGCCGGTGTGACCTCGGTGATTTCAGCCCAGAGCATATCAGGGTGAAACATCTCGGCCATGTTGCCGTCAGTCGAGAACAACTCGACCACCGTGTTGTTGACGATGCGTGCATAGGTCTTCATCAGGCGTACTCGTAGATGATCACTGCGCCACGGGCTCCGGTGCCGCCAGGTCTGCCTGGTTGGCTGGGGGCGTTGGCAATGCCGCCGGCTCCGGAGCCAAAACCGCTACCTGGAGCAGCTTGAGCACCAGCAGCGCTACTGCCGAAACCACCGCACCCCAACGGGGAGTTTGCGCCATGACCGGCAAGCGTCGATCCGTTGACTGATATCCCGGGAGCGCCCGCGCTTCCAGCACTGTTGACGATGTTGCCTCCGCTTGACGTTTGGCCGGGATATCCCCCGGTAAACAGTCCCATCCCCTGATTTGCAACAAAGCCAATCCATGGCGAACCACCGCCACCGGCAGCGGACACCAGAGAACCAAGCGAGCTAGTACCGCCACCACCTGCATCAGCTGCAATCTGGCCCGCGACACCGGCTGTCCCGACAGTGACAATCTGACTCGAACCAATCGACAGGGAGGGCAGCCAGGCCTCGGCATAACTTCCGGAACCACCACCGCCAGCTACTGCGTATTGCGAAGCCCCCGTAGCGCCAAGCCCGGCGCTACCGCCGCCACCACCGACAACTTTTACCAACACATTCTTCATCCCGACGCTTGGTACATATATGCCAGACGCGGTAAATGTCTTGACGTCCAGCAACCGCCCATTCGTGGCACTACCACCGCTTGCATACGCCAGAACCCAGCTATCCAGCGCCACGCTATACACCACCGAGCACACGCTGCCGCCAATAATTTCTGCCGGCCGCAATGCACTCAACCCAAGGCTGACCAGCGGTTTGGGCATCAAGCCGCTGGGCGAAAATGTACTCGCCCCGGTATTGGCATTCCCGGCAGTAAAACGCAGCGCCAAGCCGTCCTTTAACACGCTGATGGCAGGTACATAGTTGGCCATGTAGAGATTGGCCGCGCCGATATCGGGCGCATGTTTGTCTTCACCTGCCTGACTGAGTTTTTTAACGGCTAGCAGTAACTGGGTTGCATCGGTTTCGCTCGGTTCAAGACCGGCGGATTTCACAACATTCAAAAGTTCATCGGTAACGCTGTTGCCCCAGGCTGCAGGGATCAACGACCCCGGCAATCCGCCGACAACGTCTTCATTGACGAACTTGCCGTTCACCAGCCCTACGCTGGGAACGCTTTTTGGGTAGTCCATTTCAACATCCTTGATGACTTAACGCACAGCAGCCAACCATCGCGGCGCTACCGGCCGATGCTCGCTGAATGGAAAAAAAGAACCCTGCGGCCAGTCACGCAACTCGCGGCGATAGGCTTGCAGCTCAGAATATTGCTCGGTAGTGAGCGTCGTGCCACCGCCGTCTTCCAGCTCATCACGATCTCGTGCCACCAGACCATCGGTCGCAGCCAACTGTGCTGTACGCCAGCGACGTTCGGCATCAGCCGTTTCCTCTGCCGAAGGAGACGGTGGATCAACCAGAATCGGATAGCCGTTATCCGCATGCACGCCGACGACTTTCGCAGTCACCGCCAATTGCTGCAGCAGCGAACTCCAGTAGGCCTGAGGAATTTCGATGACGTCATCGGGAATGTCTGATGAGTTGATAGCAGGTACATACACGCCCTTGGTGTTGGCACTGAACAAGACATTGAACGGATTCATTTAATAACCCTTTGCGAAGTAGTTGACGCCCCAACCTGTAGATACGTCGCCGGTGTAGCTTCGAACTTTCAGACGGCACCCCTGCTTCGACGCAGAGTTCGCATACATGACGACCATCGCCCCATCGCCCCCTACGTGCATGGCGACTATCGAAGAAAACGCATTAGGGAATGAGATCGGAAAGACGACGTTAACATCGCCATTGGCATCCGTAGTGCCCACACCCCATTGATCGATATTGCCACTTGCATAACGCTGATAGCCGATGTTGCCGTACACGCCGGAGTGCGCCGATGCATATCGATCGCTGATCGAGCCGCCATAAAGGCGCCATTGCCCCGTGAGTTTGATCAGGTATGCAGTGTCACCTAAACCCAACTTCAGCGGGCCTGATGTTCCATTACAGGTCAGCAGCCCATCGGTACCGGAAGGATTGATGGTCAACACACCGTTACCCGCGTTGATTACGTGGATAGTGCTCGCATGGGCGACACCATTAGTAGACGGCAACGTTGCAGTCAGCGCGCTGGCACTGGAGAAGCTCGCGGCACCGCCAATATTTGCAGCGTTCAACACAGTGCTGGCACCGTAAGATGCAAAGCTGGAGAACTGCAGTCCCGCTCGCGTAACAAACTCGGTGGTCGCCATCGACTGATCATTGGAGAACTGCGGCGAAGTCAAAAACAGCTTGTTGCTTCGCAATGCGGTTAGCACCTGATCATCTCTCGCCTCTGTCGGCGTGGTGCCGCCAGCATTGATGACATTCAACAATTCCTGGGTGACGCTATTGCCCCATTTCGCCGGAATCAACGATCCCGGCTTACCAGTCAGCGGGTCTTCATCGACAAATCTGCCGTTTACAAGACCGGCGCTGGGCACACTATTCGGATAATCCATTGATCATCTCCTTATCTGAAAACACATACGGATGAAACGGCCTGGTCCCCTGACAATCAGTGGTCTACGGGCACGCCAGGTACAACAGGCCAGGAAACTTCATCAGGAAAACCGGCCTGTTTTTCGATGCGATTCAGCTCAACGCTGTAGAGCTTCCATTCGATCAGCAGCAGTTGTTCGTCGTGATTCGCATCGCCGATATCTTCGGCGTATTGCAGGGGGGCGATGCGCAAGATGGCGTCGCGCAACAGAGCGTCGCGCGAACGGAGCACATCGAGTCTGATGGAAGACAACCGCACGGTTTCATCGAGCGTCCAAGTGTTATCGATCCAGACATAACCATCGCCCGGCCAAGGCTCGGTCGTAAACTCATCGGGTAACTCTCCCGGCTCACTCCAAATCTGCTTTATTCCAGTTCCCTTCCGATATACCGCACCTCGACGGTCTATCACTTCGCGGGGAACGTTGTTCATCAACGTCCAGACGCGACCACTCTCAAGCGCTGGTAATTTGAATGAAAGTTGAACGGCATTACTCGGCAGTTGCACACCGAGGCCAGGCGTAACCGCAAATTCAATCGGGCCAGTCAAGAAGCCCAAATGATCAATTAGATAATTAAACATGGGCACCTCAGATAAGTTTGATTCGACCCGGATAGGCAATATTTTGAGGACGCGTTATACCGCCATGGTTCAGCAAATCAGCGTCCGAAATTGGCGTGACCGGCGCAGCAGGTGTGATGTATTTGACGGTGGCGCCCGCGTAATCGGAGTAGTTGCCCATATCGAACCCCAGCAGGGACTTCTGGGTACTGATGTGTGTCGCGAATAGAATATTGTCACCGATGCCGTTGTCGCCCTGAACTAAAGATCCTTTTTGCCAAGATCCTGGTGCTCGCCCGGTATCGACCAAACCGCCTTCGGCCAATACGCGCAAAAATTCACCGCGGGCTTCTGGCAGGCGAAAAGTCGTGGCGCCGTCTCCAGGTGTCCACGCACCGCCTCGATCAGCTTCAGAGCGCAACATGCCCGACTGCTGCGCATGATCCCAGAGCCATGGCCATTCCGAGCGATTCAGTAAGGAACCATTTAGCGCGGCATAGCCTCCGGGAAGTACAGCAAGTGTGGTTTCAAAGGTTATGTAACCGAGTGAAGATCCGTCCAGACGACCGACCGGCCACCAATTGCCCACTGTATCGCTGCGCAAATGCCACCAGTCACCGGCTCCCATCAACGCGAGAAACGGATAACCGGAAACATTCAAGTGGGTGTGAAATTTAATGACATCGCCGCTTGAACTTTTCACGACCAAGCGATTACCGCTGTTATCGACACGCCGCACAATGACATCACGTACCCCCAGGCTGGCATTGGCTGGCGGCAGACTGACACTTAGTGCACCGACCCCGGCATCGATCAGAACCAAGCCCAGTTCTTCAATGGTCAATGCTCTGGACGTAGCTACCCGAGTAATGACTGAACGCATCGGACTGGCATTACCGACAATCGACTGAATCGCCTTGAACAACTGACTGTCGTCAGCTTCGGAAGCCACCAGCCCGCCACCCGCAATCACACTCAGAATTTCCTGCGTGACACTATTGCCCCACACCGCTGGAATCAACGATCCCGGCGTGCCTGCCACCGGGTTTTCATCAACGAAGCGGCCATCGACCAAGCCGACGCTGGGGATGCTTTTCGGATAATCCATAGGTCTTCTGCTCCTCTGAAATACAAATTTCCCGTGGTAATGGGGCCACCGTAACGAGCCCGTCCACAGTCGGTTTTCTAAAAATAAAAAACCCACATTGAAGTGGGCTTGAAGGCAGCAATTTGCGGTGTTGGTAGCGATTAGGTCTGGCTATTGAGCAGCTCACGAAACGCAGCCAGCGTCGCATCGCTCACACTGCGCGCCAGATCCATCTGGCCCTTGGCGGCATGCGCTCGGATGTGCGCCTTGGCCTTCAGACGCAAAGTGCGCAGGGTCAGCAAGTGGTCGGTGAGCTGATCGGCTTTACCGAGAATCTGCTCGGCAGCCTGCTTGGCGGTGCGGCCCTTGGTGACCCAGGCTGCGACCGACAGCGGTACTTCTTTTTTCGGGTAACCGGCGTCCTGAAAAGCCTGAGCGTCGGCAGCAGCCTGGGCATACTCCATGGCTTTGAGTGGATCGCCGGCCAATGTGGCCCGAGCGCTGTCAGCAGCCAGGTCAATTCTGGCGCACAGGTTCTCGGCGGCCTGCTCATCCAGCCGCACTTGTTTATCGGCGTTCAAAATCCACTTTTCACCGTCCCAGTCATGAGCGGCGGAAGGCTGGGGAAGACGCAGTTCGCCATCGAACTGATGGAGTTCTTGAATGACGATCATCGGATAAGCTCCCACGACAATTGAACGTTCACGGCATCGGCAAAGTTGATCGCGATACCCACGCTGTAATCAGTGACCGGATGACTCTTAATGCCCATGCTCAGCAACAATTCGTCGCTGTCGGCAACTGACTGTCCCAGGTTGTGCTCTGCCTGATAGCACTGCCAAAGCGAGCGCAGATTGGAATGATCGAAACTGGCGGCCAGAGTAGAGACGGTGACGTCATTGACGGTGTTGTTGCTGAACAGCACGCAGGGTGCAACGGTTGCTGGATTCCAGCCCCCGGGATTATTGGAACTGCCGGCAAGAGTCGGCGACAGGAAGCAATAGTTGCCACCCGCCCATCCGGTTGATGGAAAGGCGACTGTGGTCACTGCGGTCGAAGAAGGCGTCGGATTACCCGCCACCAGCCGGGCAGCGCGGGCGTGCGGATCGAGAGGCAGAAATATTGCCCCCGTCCCGTTCACGGTTTGCGTCCAGATCAATCGTGCACGGTTGTAAATCGCCCGCACCGTTGGCACGGAACCCGGTGCGCCGGTCACGACCCAAGCCAGACACATGTCCAGTGCCGTGGACTGAAACCCTCCACCCGCGGCACCGTTCAGCGTGCCTTTCAGTGACTCGGGCGTCACATCATGGATACCGCCGCGCTGCACGTAAAACGTCAGCACACCGCCGACCACCTGCGCTCGCAAAAAGTAATGAGTGCTGGGCAACAGGTCTGCACTGCTCCAGGCCGTCGTTACGAAAGTGCGCGAACGACCCAACTGGCCGCTCACCACTTCCTGACCGAGACTGACAAACGTGCCCGCCGCAATCGACACCCGGCCGCCGCTGGTGGCCGCCGCTGCAGGAGTCATCGGTAAACGCCCATCGGCAGTGGCGATCGTCGGCAAGGGCAACGCCACAAGCGGTAGAGCTAAATCCTGATTCCAGCCCTTGGATGACACTGACTGAATCGCCTGCAACAACTGATCGTATTTCTTCTCGTCCGGCGTCAGATCCCCGGCCTTGATCACGTTGAGGATTTCCTGCGTAACACCGTTGCCCCACTCCGCCGGAATCAACGACCCCGGCGTGCCCATCATCGGGTTTTCATCAACGAACTTGCCATTCACCAACCCGGCGCTGGGCACACTATTCGGATAATCCATCCCGTTATTCCTCCCTAGTCATAATTGATATGCACTTTGGTATGCGCCGGCGCGCTGCGATGAATCAGGCATTCCAGCGCCGAGCCCGGATTGACGCCAAAGCGCTCCCCCCAGTAACTCGCGCCGAAACGCCGACCAAGCAGCAAGCGGCCACCGGTGTTGAGCGTCCACATGAATTGCGCTTCCCACGTCCCCCAATGCGCCGAGCCAAACCGCGCACGGCCCATACGAGGGGCTTCGTGTTCGGTAATGGTGGCGTTGGGATAGCCTTGGCTTTTCGCAATCTCAAGGTAGTAACCGATCGCCTGGCTACCGACCGCGAGCAGTCGCCGGCGCACAGCGAGACGGCGATCGTCGAACAGTGGTGTGGCGCCGAGGCACGGGTCGGGCAGATCCATCACCTGTTCCCAATCCGGCACCAGTTCGCTGACTCCGGCCGGGTCCATTTCGTTGAGCAGGTCGGCGGCGCGCGCATCGAGGCGCGCCAGTTCAACGGCGACGCCTTGCAGCACTTCTTCCAGTTCCGGCACTCGTTCCGGGTCCCACGCGGGACCGGACGGCAGCAACGCGCGAAGCTGCGCCTGATATTGCGCAGCGGTTCTTATGCCCCCCATACACAGCCTCCGAAAGTGAGCAGTTCGCTTTGCCCGGCAGGCACGTCGGCGGCCGGCGCGGTGAGGATGTGGTCGTATTCGCCGCCAGCGCTGCTGATGGCTTCACGGATATGGCTGATCAGCAACGGCACACCCAGATCCGCCTCGCGGTTATGCAAGTCGCGCAATTGCGCCTCAACGGCGGCGCGCACGGCGGTAGTGTCCGGATTGACACTTTTGAAGCGGTAGACCACCGGCACCTGAATCGGCCGCTGCACATGCACTTCGGCGGTGACCGGGCGCAACGGTTCGACGTAGTCCTGAACCTTTGCCAATTGCTCGTCGTTCGGCACCGGTTGCGGGTCTTCGTCACGCATGATGAACACCGTGACCGTGCCCGGCCCGAGCAGTCCGCCACGGCACCAGGCACGGGTTACACCAGGGACTTCCAGCGCCCAGGTTTCGTAGTCACTGGCCGAGCCGCCGTGGGGGATGACGCGGTACGAGCGAATCACCCGCGAGCGCAGCGACTCCAGGCTTTCCCGGGCGACGCCGCCGCTGAGTCCCGGCGCCAGCACCACGAAGCTGTTACCGACGATGCCGGCAATCGGCTGCACCGGCGTCAACGCCAGACCGGTGTCGGCATTGCCCAGACTACCGGCATCCAACGCAGCAATCGTGGTGCTGTTGCTGCCATTGCTGGTGGTACGCGAAGCCGTCACTTTGTAAGTACGGCCATCGCTCGATTGCAGCAGCGTATCAACGTCGAGCACGGCCCCGGCAGCTGCGGTAAAACTCACGCTGCCCGTCGCGACTTGCGCCGGTTTGCGCGGCTGATTGAGGCGCAGCGCGGCGATGCGCTCCAGGGTCGACTCGTCGGCCTTGTCCGGCAGAATCTGTTCGGCAATCCAGTCGAGATAACCGTACAAGCCATACGCGGCACCGCTGAGCGTTCGGGCCAGCACTTGCGCATCGGACTGGCGCAGCGAGTCGCCGGCCAGGTCGCTTTGGATGCGTTTGATCAGCACCGGCAGCGAAGGGGTTTCAAACGGCATAGATCACCTGCC